GGACTACCTAAACGTGTCATATTAGCTGATAAATGTGTCTGGCAATACCGAGGCATAGGATGCTGGTATCAAGAACCTTATGAACATGAATTTAAATCTACACAAGGCGGAACCATAAACTACCCAACGAATGTCCCTCCCCTCTTACAAAAAGCGGAATTAAAAACTTTAAAAGCTGGAGGCTTAGGTTCATCCGCAATTACTAAAACAACTTTTAAGGAGGCTACAAAAACATGCGGGATGCTAAGTAAGGCTGTACCGATAGGCACCGACTCAGACGAAGATATAGCAAGGGCAGTCGGAGTTGGAGGATTAAAGGAAGACAAAGGTGAATTTGGTCAATTAACGGCTGAAGCTCTAGCCAGTAAAGGAGGATATGAAAAAGGAGATTGGGTCTACATAATAAAAGATGATATTAAATATTATTTTGTTTGCCGCCAAGCTAATGGCGCAAATAGCCAAAGCGATCCAGCCATACCTCCCCCTAATTCTACTTATTGGGTAGCAGACGAATGTTCAAAGTCTTTAACAGGATGCAGAATGAGATGGGGTTCAGGACTGCCATCGAATAAAGGGGCTGTGCCCTCCGACCCCAGTGTTTTGAATAAAGGTACTCTACCTTATGGCGGGTTCCCAGCAGCTAAAAAAATGTCTAGATTAGGTTAATGATTGAAGAAGATATAAAACAAAAAATAAAACAACACGCTCTATCAGAGAATCCTAGAGAGTGCTGCGGGGTTATAATTTCTTCTGAAGATAAGACTAGCGTTATTGAATGCAGAAACGTATCTGACAACCCTAAAGAAACTTTTTCCTTAAGTACTGCTGATTATTTAAAAGCCTCCCGTAAAGGCAAAATAAAAGCGATCTACCATTCTCATCCAAACCAAAATAAAATATTTTCTAATTATGATATGCTTAATAGCCAAGCCCACCGCCTTGATTATTTACTCTACAACATACCACATGATTCCTTTTCTTTTTTCGACTACAAAAAAAATAAAACTTTTATTTATAATAAACCTTTTAAAACTCAAACAGCAGACTGCTACTCTTTAGTAAAAGAATACTACGAAAAATTAAATATAAATTTATTAGATAAACAAGACAGCAGAAATATTCCTGATTGGCATTTACAAAATCCCAACTTAATACAGCAAATTTTTAATTTAAACCGCGAAGAAAATGAACATGTTTTTAATCAGGTTGACACTAAACATCTAAAAAAACATGATATTTTGTCTTTTGAATTAGTAAAAGACAAGGGACCTATTCATGTGGGGATTTACCTTGGGGATAATACATTCACGCATCATCCTCGCGGTAAATACCCGTGTATTGAACCATTAAATAAAACTTATAAGAAAAGAATTCATTCTGTATTTCGATATGAAAAATTTAACTAAAATTACTGTCCATGGAATTTTATCGGAGCAGCTTGGCCGCTCTGAGTGGAACCTATCTGTAGATAGTGTTGGAGATGCCGTAAGAGGAATCGAGTGCAACACAAAAAACTTTTTCCGACAATTGTTAGAAAACGACAAACAAAATATTAAATATAGAGTTCTAATAAATGACCAAGATTTCGGCATAGAAGAAGGAAAAAACGTCAACAGCGAGGAAGGATTAATGTCTTCGGAGCTGGTAATGAAGAAACAAGATATTAAAACTATAGATATAGTGCCGGTTATTGAAGGTGCGGGAGATTGGGTGGCTATCATAGCCGGAGCATTTCTGATCGCTAGCGGATTAGGAGTTTTTGGGGCAGGAGGCCTTCTAGGTGCGCTGGGTGGCGGAGCAATGGCTAAAAGCGCTTTAATACTAGGAGGTATTGGTTTGGTTGCGGCAGGAGTCACGAATCTTTTAACAGAAATGCCAAAATTTGGAGACTTTAGGGAAATAGAAGGGGGTGGGGCTAAGTCTTACCTTTTTAATGGCCCTGAAAACACAGTAAGAGAAGGCGGTCCTGTGTTCGTTGGGTATGGCAGACTTTTGGTCGGCAGTCACGTAATACAAAGCTCTGCGGATGTAGTAGATATTGATGCAGATATCCCGCGTCCTGATGCTAAATGGGGAGAAACTAAATATGGATTAAAATATAATATTCCAAATCAGATAGACACTTCCAGTTGGAACGGATAAAAATTAAATAAAATGGGCAAGAAAAAACAAAAAAAGGGGAGACCGCAAATAGTAGATATAGCGGCCGTAAGAAAATATGCTGGCGCAGAGGATTTAGCCAACAAAGGGCCTCAGTACGTTATATCTCGTTCTTACTCTGAAGTAGTAGACCTTATCTCAGAAGGACCCATAGAAGGAATAGCTAGCGGGAAATACAGCTATAAATATGACTCTTCTAATACCACGGGATGGAAACAGGTTAATTTTGATGTATATACAGCCACAGGAACCGACGCATCAAACACGGCGATGAGTCAAGGATTAGGATTTTTAAGATCAGTTTATTGGAATGAAATTCCCCTAGTAGATAAAGACGGATATTATAACTTCCCTTCTATTAATATTAATTATGTAAAAGGCAATCCGACAGGAGACGTTCCTAAACTTGGCGCCGACCTACCGGGCTACGGAGATCTCAGCTCTTCAGAGCAGCTTGATCTTTCAATAACCAGAGCAGTGGGAGAGAGACTTTACGGGCCAGAAGTAAAAGGAGGAGACGCTAGCCCAACGTCTACGCGCCAAGCTTCTTTAAAAGGAGATATAGATAAATATGCTAAGACATATACTATCCTCAATAAAGAATGCTCAGCTATCCAAGTTAACATAAAGGTCTCTGCACTTTTTGAAAATATTATGGCAGGGCCGAAGACGTACAAAAAATCAAAATACCTTCGGGCTTGCGCAAAAGCTTCAACCGGATACGGAGATACTAAAGCAAGAACTGTAGAGTACAGTATTTATTATCAACCTATTTTTGACGACAGATTCGGCAATCAAACTCAAACCAACCTCAACAAAAGCGGACTTTCTGCATACAAATGGACCCTTGCGAAAAAAGAAACTATAACAGGTAAAATAGATGAACCTTATATACGTACGACTAACATAGACATAACCGATGCTGGATTTATGGACAAAGAGGGTTTTGAAGGTTGGAGGATAAGAATAGTCAGGACCACTCCGGAATCCCTGACTTCATTTTTAAGAAATCAGACTTTTGTAGATTCTCTTGTCGAAGTATATGGCACAAAATTGAGTTACCCTTATTCAGGCATGGTATATAGCTTATTTGACGCCCGAAGCTTTCAAAGAATGCCTCATCGAGCTTATGACACTAAGCTGTTAAAAGTTAAAGTACCTAATAACTATAATCCTATTTTAAAAAGCTATGGCAAAAGCGATGGATCTGGGTCCACTAAAGAAAACTGCACACTTACAGAAGAAGATTCCGGCGCTTCGAATTACAAAATAACTAAATGGACGCGCTCCAGCGTTAACCCTGAAGACTCTGTGTGGGATGGTGAATTTAAAAAAGACGCGAATGGGGAGTTTCTGAAAGAATGGACTGACAACCCAGCGTGGTGTTTTTATGACCTATTGACTAACCCTCGTTACGGTCTTGGCGAATACATAGATTCTTCTAATGTCGATAAATGGGCACTTTATGAGATAGCTCAATATTGCGATGAATTAGTAGACGACACTTACGGAGGGTTCGAGCCTAGATTTACTATAAACTACATTATTACTTCCCGCGAAGAAGCTTTTAAAGTATTAAATGATCTAGCCTCAATATTTAGAGGGATAGCTTATTATGCAAATGGAAGTATTTTTTCTGCTCAAGATAAATTTAAGGCTCCTGTCTATCAGTTTAATAACTCTAATGTTCTTGAAGGTAATTTTACTTATTCTAGCTCTGCGAAAAAAGCAAGACACACTGTGGCTATAGTTCGCTATAACGATAAGAGAAATTCTTTTCAACCTGCTATTGAATACGTAGAAAACGAAGAAGCGGTCAGAAGATACGGCATACGAGAAATACAAACAACTGCTTTAGGCTGCACAAGCAGAGGTCAGGCAAGACGATTTGCTAAATGGATATTAGCTAGTGAATCTGAAGAAACCGAGACGGTATCCTTTACGGCCGGATTAGAAGGAAGTTATTTGAGGCCCGGTGATGTTATACAAATTTATGACAACAATATTAGCCCATTAAAATATAGCGGCAGGACTAACATAGTTCGCCCTTTAACTATTAACAAAAGCAGGGCTTTAAACTACGACTTTGAAGACAGTAATAATGTCAATAGTATAGTCTTGGATCAGTCTTTAAATTTTGAAGCAGATAAAATTTATGAACTTTCACTCCTAACTCCTACTTACGATTATTCGTCTAGTAGTGCGAACTCGAGCCAAGAACAGGATGGTGTAAGAAGAAGTCATATACAAAAACTTTACTTTAATGGTTCTGACACCAACGTGCTTTACGGGACGAATGGGGCTTACAGGTCTGACACTATCATTACAGGAGCTCCTGTTTGCACTCAAATCTTTTTTAACAGCGGACTTGGTATCCAAAACGACGGGACTGTAGGAGTGCTAGACAATACTTACAGCAATCAAACTGGAAACCAACTTGACTTTCGTAATTATGTTATCACTGGCTA